ACCTTGGGCTGGAGGTCAGTGAGGGCAACGACGAGGCCATGCGACGTATCCAGCGGATGGTGGATGAAACGGCAGAGAGTTACCTGCCGGATGATTTTGGCGAACCAACAACCACTGATTTAGAAGAACTGCTGGCTATCACGGGGGACGAGTCTAGGTGGGAGTTCAATATTGCAACCCTCAGCCGTCAGATATACGGCATCGGCCCTGCTGAGTTCGGTATTGTTTTCGCTACTCCTGAGACCGGTAAGACCGCTTTCCTCGTATCGCTGATGGCCGGACCCGGCGGGTTTGCTGATCAGGGCGCTAAGGTGGTTTACCTCGGCAATGAGGAGGCCACGCGCCGCACGATGCTGAGAGCGTACCAAGCATGGACAGGCCGCACTCGCGAGGAAATTGCGTTAGACCCCCGCCCTGCTATCGAGTCTTTCCGAACGATTGAAAATAACCTCGTGATGCAGGATGTGCAGGAGTGGGATCTCGGAAAGATCGAGTCTTTTATCCTTAAACAGCGAGCGGACGTGGTGGTCATCGATCAGGCGGATAAGGTGCAGATTGACGGTCAATATAATGCTGGCCATGAACGTCTACGGGCTCTGTATAACCGACTGCGTGAACTGGCAAAAAAATGTGAGTGCGCGATAATTGGTGTTAGTCAGGCATCCGCTGACGCTGATGGCAAGTCTCGACTGACGTATACTATGATGGAAGGTAGTAAGATCGGTAAAGCCGCAGAAGCGGATCTGATAATTGGTATTGGGCGTCTTGATGCTGGTGATGTCGAGAATACAGAGCCAGACAATACTCGGTATATTACGGTATCCAAAAATAAACTGTCGGGCTGGCACGGTACGGTGATCTGTAACATCGAGCCGCAAATTAGCCGCTACGTCGTATAGAGGTCACACTGTGAAAATTCTAATTGCTGATTTGGAAACCACCGTGGCACAGACTGGGGATAAAAAAGACAATAGCCCCTTCCACCCTCAGAATAAATTGGTATCGGCGCATTGGATGTGGCTCGGTGAAAGCGCACCACATTCTTCTGTCTTTTATCACGAAGAAAAAGATACACCGGACACCCCGGACGACTTTCGGTCGGCTCTAGGTGAGGCCGAATTGCTCGTTTGCCACAACGCGAAGTTCGATGTCCAGTGGCTGAAAGAAACCGGGTTCCCGATCCCCAAAGATATCTACTGCACGATGATCGGTGAGTATATTTTCAGTCGGGCACAGGGGCTGCCGCTTTCGCTAAAAGAAACCGCTATCCGCCGGGACGTTACCCGTAAGCGTTCTGATGTTACGGACGAGTACTTTAAATCCGGTGTCGGGTTCGAGGCGATGCCGTTAGACGTGATGATCGATTATGCAGAGACTGATGTCGTTTCATGCTCGGAGATCTATCAGGCACAGCAGGTGGATCTGGAAAAGGCATCGAACGCCGGTCTGCAGCCGGTATTCGACTTGATGAATGAAATGCTGGAGTTCCTTGTTGAGATCGAGAGCAACGGCATCAACATTGACCTAGCCGCGCTCAGTGAGGTCGAGGAAGAGTTTGTTGCTGAGAAAGCGGAGATTGAGGAGCGGCTGGACCGCATTGTCCGCGAGGTAATGGGGGATCGTCCAATTAACTTAAATTCCGGGGCTGACATGTCGATGGTGGTATACAGCCGCCGCGTGAAAAACAGGGACCGGTGGCGTGAGATATTCAATATTGGTACCACCCCTGCAGGAAAACCTTTGCCACCTCCACGCATGTCGAATAACGCATTCGGTATGGAAGTGAGGAAACAAACTGAAGTCATCAAACGGCAGGTGGCTAGTCAGTGTTCTGAGTGTGGCGGTAAGGGCAAGGTCCGAAAACTAAAAAAGGATGGCACCCCTTATAAGCGGGAAAACAACTGCGGCGAATGCGGCGGTAAGGGTGCGGTATATAAGGATCTAGGGCAGACGGGTGGCCTAAAGCTGTTGCCGAAATCACCTATGTACTGCTCTATTCACGGGTTTAAAACGGACAAGGGAACAATAAAAAAGCTGATTGCTCAGGCGCAGGAGAAAGGTAACGATAAAGCTGTGGAGTTCCTGACCGGGATTTCACGTTTGAATGCGATTAGTACTTACCTTTCATCTTTTGTGCATGGTATTCAGACGTGGACCCGTCCGAACGGTATTCTTCACGCGAACTTTAATCAGACTACGACAAAAACTGGCCGTCTATCGTCCAGCAACCCGAACTTCCAGAATCAACCGAAAGGCGGGAAATTTCCTGTCCGTCGTGCGGTGGTCAGCCGGTTTGAGGGCGGGCAGATCATGGAAGCAGACTTCAGTGGTTTGGAGTTCCGGGTGGCTGGGGAGTTGTCGCGTGATGCGCAGATAATCGAGGACATTATGTCCGGCAAGGATGTACACCGGCAAACAGCGGCCATCATCCAGCGTAAACCGATTGAAGAGATAACAAAGGACGAACGGCAAGCCGCCAAGGCGTACACCTTCGCTCCTTTATACGGTGGTATGGGTGCTAACGAACCCCCACACGTCCAGCGGTACTTTGAGGAGTATTTCGGCATTTATGAAGGTTTGGCCAAGTGGCATAGAAAGCTTATGGACGGTGTTCTTGAGGATGGCTTTGTGCGAATACCTTCTGGCCGTGAGTTTGCGTTCCCTAACGCTAAAAGGCTGCGCGGCGGACGCATAACGAATGCAACTAACGTCGTTAATTACCCGGTGCAATCTTTCGCCACGGCGGATATTGTTCCGCTCGCATGTATTCGAGCCTTTCGTCGATGGGGGGATCTTAAGTCACGTTTAATATTGACGGTTCACGACTCGATTGTCGTGGATGTCCACCCCGACGAAGTAGAGGAAGTTCGTGACGTACTTAAGGAAGCCATGCTAGGAGTTAAAGATGACATGATATCTCGTTTTGGTTACGACCCTGTTTTGCCTTTAGACATCGAAATAGAAAGTGGTCCGGATTGGATGTCGATGTCCGAAATTTCCTTGACCAGTGACCCGTCTTAGGGTTACTCTAACGATCCCTACTAAGGAGTTTTATTATGAACGAAGTTGCTACAATCGATACCGCTGAACAGCGGAAACTTAATGCCCTTCTTGGGGCAACTACTGACAGTGGTCAGTCTGACCGACTACCAATTCTCAAAGTAAACACTAAGCGTAAGAACGCGGATGGTAAAAAGATCCCCGAGGGTCATTTTGTTGTTAGTGGCGTGGATGAAGAAGTTTACTCTGAAGTGGTCTGGATTCGTCCCCTGAGCCAGACTTTCCAGTGGCTTCATTTCGATTCCGAGGAAAAGAAGTTGGCCGCTAAGACCATTATTGTTCCTAATTTTCGTACGGAACCAATCGATACCCGGGGGACTGTTCGCTGCGGCAAGCCTCAGAGTAAGGTTATGCGCCAGCTAGAACCGTCCGAGCAAAAACAGTACACCGACATTAAGTGCTATCGGCAAGTTCGTGCCTTGGTAACATATGAAGGTAAAACTGCTACGAATAAGGCTGTAAAAGTTGAGAATCAGCCTGTTATTTTGATGCTTAAGGGTAGTAACTTTAGCCCTTTTGAGGATGAAGTTGTTAAACGCCTTCCACAGGGTCGTAATCTGTACGATTTTTGGACAAAGGTAACTACTGAAGAGCATGAAAATGGCTCGGTTGTTTACTGGGTGATGCATTTTGAGCCAGATCTCGGTAGCCCTGTACAGTTGGACCGGGAGACCATGGATTCGATGTATCACATCGCAGACATGATTAAGACTGAGAACGAGGGCATTATCCGGCAGCATAAAGAGGCTCTGGCTGATAGTCAGACTGACGATGCTGCTATGGACGCAATCGACGTATCTCTCGAAGACGATTTAGAGGACTAAAGGTGGGGGCTTTTGCCCCCTTCCTTTTTGGAGTATTTATGAGCATCAATATGATCGAGGCAGAAATCCGGCATACGCTTGACAAGCTGTCCAACAATGAAAACGTAGAAATCGATGAGCAGTGGATTGACGATGCCGCAGAGCAGTTTCGTTTGGCTATGCGTAAGCAGTTTTTGCCGTCCGATGAAAATGATGCCTTTAGGCTCCGCATGTCGAATATCGGACGCCCGTTGTGCCAGTTGCAGATGCAAAAGGCTGGCGCTGAACAGGCTCGCCGTCCTTACAATCATTTAATCCGTATGTGCATTGGCGATGCTACAGAATGCATTATGGAGATCGTTCTCCGTGCTGCTGGACTAAACATAACCGGTGGCAAATCAAAGGTGGAACTGCCAATCGGCCCAGCGACGATTAAGGGTGAAGATGATATTGAGGTCGATGGTGAGGTTTGGGACACAAAGTCGGCCAGCCCGTGGGCGTACACGAACAAGTGGGCTAATGGCACGGACGCATTACGATACTCAGATGACTTTGGTTACCTTGCTCAGTTGACTGGGTATAGCCGTGGTCAAGGAAAAAACCCCGGCGGTTGGTTCGTGGTGAATAAATCTACGGGTGAGGTTGCCGCAGTTAAGTCGGACCTTACAGAAGAAGAAATGGATAACATTCTCGTGGATGTTGAAAAGAAAGTTGTTGCCCTCGAGAACGATACACCGTTCGAGCGATGTTTCGAGCCTGAGGAAGAAACTTTTTATCGTAAGCCTACCGGATCTAAGCGACTGCCGATGGCCTGTACGTTTTGTGATTTTATGAAGACTTGTTGGCCGGAAGCGGTGCATAAGCCTCAGACTAACTCGAAGGCCCAAAGCCCCAGACATTACTGGTACACCGAGTATGCCGGGGATTAAACCGCAATCGGCAAAGGCGAAGGGCCGCAATCTACAGAAAGCCGTTGTTAAATGGATACTGGATAGGTGGCCCTCGCTTGAGCCGGACGACGTTAAGTCCACCAGCATGGGTGCAGGGGGGGAAGACGTACAGTTATCACCCGCCGCTCGCAAACAGGTTCCACTGAGCATTGAGTGCAAATCTAGAAAGTCTGTCGGTATCTACACTTGGTACGAACAGGCGGAAGAAAACGCACCGGTTAATATGGAACCTGTATTAGTTGTTAAAGCTGACCGCAAAAAGCCTTTGGTCTGCGTAGAGGGTGAGTATTTTTTTGATCTACTTAAGAGGAATAAAAAATGAGTGATAATGTAACTATTACAATGGTCATGGGCGAAGATGAGCAGATTACGATCACTGCTAACGCGGAGTTTGAGGATGATGAGTCCATGAGCGCTATAACTTTGTCTACACTTTCGTACATGGTCCTAGACTTTCTACAAGACGAAATCAATGGCATCCCAGCCACAGAGGATTTGCACTAATGATGAATGTAAAATTTAAGTGCAGAAAGTGCTACGAGCCTATTGAGGGTACAGAGTACAGCATCAATGGACTTAGCCCGTACTGCTACGCTTGTGAGCGCCAAAGCCGGACTTCTAGTACAAGTCTTGAAGATGCCTATCAGACTCTCTCACAGGCAATTGTGGAGGACTTTTACCCAAGGCCCGAGCAATCCCCCAAGGTAAAGTCAGACGGGGGCTCTACGGACTACTACAAACTTCCAAACCACGCCACCGAACTACGCCACCTTATTTCTTATAAGGGAATGAGCAAGTCGCGTGGTGATATTTTTAAGGCGTGTTATCGTTTAGGCGAAAAAGACGGCGCAGATCTGCTCTATGATCTTAAGAAGATAAAGTTTTTCGCTGAAGATCTAATGGAAATGTACGAGCGAGGTGAAAAAGTATGAGAAGTTTTACTATTCTTTTGACTATTCTTTTTATTGGCCTAAAACTTACGGGCTATATTGACTGGTCTTGGTGGTTTGTTCTTTCCCCCCTTATAGTTTGGGCGGCGTTGTTAGTAATTCTAACATCCACATACGCATACCTAAAATATAAAGAGATAAAAAATTATGGAAAATAGTATTGTAGAAACTAACACCGAAGGCGGGCTTACCATAGAGTTAAATACCGAGTTCGGTGATAAACTGGCAGTTGAATTGCTACGCCTTGGACGAGACGGAATAGAGAAAGACATCGCTCGTATTTCGGAATTGGCGTCTAAGTACGGCCTTAAGCCGCACCATCAGGAAGATCTTAGGGATCATTTTCACCTTATAGATTGCTTTGAGCGATTGATTAAATATTACGGAGGAAATAATGTTTGATTTCAGTAGTTACCGTTTAGAATTTTTTTCATTCGACTACGAATCTTATGACTGGCCTCGTAGTAATATCAATTGGCGCATAAGTTTGCTTAAAGCTGAATCTATGAGAACTCCCCCACGGTCTTTTTTTATGCTCGGCTATAACGAAAATGAATGGGAACTAGACCTATTCTTTTTTCCAATTCTATAAGGAAATATAATGATTCACGTCGAATTTGTTAGTGAAGATGCTAAAATGCCCACCCGGGCTACCGATGGTTCTGCTGGTCTGGATATGTACGCTTGTCAGAGTGCAGTTATTGAGGCAGGTAAGCGAACTCTCGTGGACACGGGGGTGTCTATTGCTATCCCGCATGGATACGTCGGCCTAATCTGGCCACGTTCTGGTCTCGCTCTCAAAAAGGGACTAGATGTTGGGGCTGGAGTCATCGACTCCGATTACCGCAACGTCATCGGCGTCCTGCTGTTTAACCATACGGATGACCCATATCGGGTCGAGCCGGGAGACCGTATTGCCCAGATCCTGATCCAGCCAGCTGTCATGGTACAGCCGGTACAAGTGTCTTCGCTCGATCACACCGATCGCGGTCAAGCCGGGTATGGCAGCACAGGCCGATAAAAACATATTATCACTAGCAAGAGGTTAGCTATGCTATTCGAGGAGCAGATTTCT